ACGGCTCCTCCCGAAAACTTCAATAGAATTCCACCTTTATTGTACCACCAAAATACCAATTAGAAAACTGTGAAAATTGCACAAAATTTTGCCGGTGGAATCTATAAACGAAAAACTCCCCGAAAATCAGTTTAAACTGATTCTCAGGGAGTCTATACTTGGAGCTACTGATCCGATTCGAACGGACGACCTGCTCATTACGAGTGTGAAATTTTGCTTATTATTTTATCGTAACAACGCAATATCAACAAACCTTTTGCGCCACCTTTGCGCCACCATGTGATTTTGACCGACCTTTTTACTCTCTTTCTGCCTTCTCCGCCCTCTGCCTCAGCACATCCACCGCTTCCACCAGCACCTGCTCATCTGACAGGCCGTTCATAGGCTGGCTGACAAAAAAAGTTTTACTCATCTTCGGTGTCCTCCTCGGTGTCGTACCCGTCATCCTCTTCGGCGTCCTCCCAAGCCCGCTGGATCAGCTGGCCATTGGCACAGATTGCGTCCATGGTGGCATCTGCCTGAATGTTGGTCGCCACCAGAGCCTTGTCCATGGTGCCCATGTCAAAGTAACCGGTAAAGACCTCGCCGCCGGGCAGGGGCGCTGCAACGGCGATCTTTGTGACCTTGTGCTCCTCCAGCGTAGCAAGTACGTCAGAGAGCCAAGCCGCATAGGGTGCATCAGAAATCAAACAGCTTGCCATGATATCCTCCTTTAGCCGTTTTCAAACGAAATTGATTTGTTTGCCCACATCACGCATTCCTCTAGCTTTGTCATGGCAAGAGACTTTTCACGTCCATCATGGCAAACATCATTGATACATTTTTCAAGCTGTTTTGCACTGTCAAGGACAAACTTCATCCTGTCCTGCTGGACGCCAGTTACTTTTCTTGAATCGATCCTACTCATTGATGTACTCCTTTCCAAGCGCCTCTCTTGCCCGGTCAAAGAAAAACTGAATCACCTTGCTCATGGTCTCTTCGGTGATTGCCCACGAGATCAGCTTGCCCCACCGGCTGTTGTCCAGATAGTGACGAAGCATCTTGACGCACCACGCCTTGCGCTCTGCGCCACGCTTGGTGCCCTGAATCTCGTGCTCCGCCCTTGCAATGAGATCGATCACAGTGCCCTTGACCGCTGCGCCGTAGCCCAGACGGATAAGCCCCAGCACAAGCGACACGGCGCCCACAACGATGAGCACCAGCGCCAGCCATGCGGGCAGCGGGGTAAGAATGGTGTTAAGGATGGTTTCCATGTATTACTCTCCTCTCTCTTTTTCGAGGTCTTCGATGCGGTGGTTTGCCACCTTGATCTGCTCTTCCAACACCGGTACGCGCTTGGCGAAGTTGTTGTGCTCCCGGACTTCGCGGGTCAGCTCTTCCAGCTTGGTTTCGGTCACAGCCTGCTGCTTGTCCAGCTTGGCGTCCATGCTCTGTGCGGTGTGGTTGTTGGAGACGATCACGCCGATCAGGCTCAGACCGCCGGTGATGATCGCCACGATGATTGCTTCGCTCATGCGCCCTCCCGGAGACGGGTCAGACCCTTCTTGCTGATGATACCCGCATAGTCCTTGTAAGCGTGGCTCAGGTCTACCGGGCCGCTCACGCCGGGGATCTTGCCTTTGCTGGTGTACTGCCACATGCCGTGCTTGCGGGTGGGACGGTGGCCGCGGTAGTCTGCGATCCAAAGGTCATAGGCGGTCAGCGCATCCATGTCGAGGGCGGTGTCCGCGAAATTGGTGTAGGTGTACACCATTGCATACAGCCTCCACGCTTCGAGCTGGGCAGCGGCTTCGGCCACACGGGCGGCGAGGGCTTCGGGAGCCAGCACCCGCAACCCGGCGCTTTCCACGTCGATGGCAATGGGCATCTGGAAGTTCTTGCCCTCCAGCGCAGCGCGCAGGTTGGCCAGCTCTTCGGCCGTCTGCCGGGGCGTGACGGCACAGGTGTAGTAGTAGCCGCCCACCGGGATGCCCCGCGCCGTGCACGCGGCATAGTTGCGCTCGAAGGCCGGGTCAACGTAGGGCTTGCCTCCCTTGCTGCCCAGCACCCGCAGCATCACGCCATCTACTTTGCCGCTGGCCTTGACTTTTGCCCAGTCGATGTTCCCCTGCCAGCGGGAAACGTCCATGATTTCAGCCATAGTGTCCTCCTTACTGCGTGATTTCCTCAAACCCGCTCTTGACGAGAATTGCCTTGACCTTCTCCTTCAGCAGACGAGGGCAGCGCTCATACAGAGCCTTTGCCTCCTCCATAGTCTCAGCAGACATAATTTCCTGTGCCCATAACATTGCCATCATAAATACCATCCTTTCGATTTTTTGTATGATTTTACGCATAGACAGTCTCGCTCATTTCCAGCAAGCACTGCTTCAGCATTTCGTTTTCGTTTTTCATGGCGGCCAGTGTTTCGGGCAGCTTGTCCAGCGCCTCCTGCCGCTGCTGGGCTTCCTTGCGGGCCTTTTCCTGTGCGGCCAACTCCTCTGCGGTGTATAGGATGTACCGTTGAATGGGCACCTGTTCCGTCCACGCAGCCTTTGCGGCCACGCCTTCCCGGTCGATGACCTTCCTCACATCCTTGCCGCCGTTCGGGTATTCGGCTACGGTCTCGTAGCGGCTCAGTTCCGGAACGCTATCCTGTGCGGGGTGCTCTACATCCTCGGTCTCGTCGTGCAGCCAGCCATGTGTTAGGTCGGGGCTCTGGATTTCCAGCCCGGTCTTGTCGTCAATAATTTTCACTGATTAAAGTCTCCTTTCATGCTACGCGCCGCCAGATGTACACATAGTACGCAGCGGGCTGGATGGTCGAGCTTTTGCCGTAGATGCTGTTTGATTTTGAGGCGTCAAAGTTTATGTTCTGGAATCCGGCCTGATCACCAAATAGTGTGCTTGCGTACGCATGGTTACCGGACCATGCCGAGGGCTCTCCGCGCACAATAGCGCCAGAGTTGTTTATGACTGGCTCGACATCGTAGTTAAACCCACGCATCCTAAGCAAGCCAGTAATATTGGGCAACCCGGCAGCAGCCGTACTGCCCGCTGCATGGGAGCCGCTGGCACCCATCAGTACACGCTCAGAAGCAATGCTTTCCCAGCTACCGCCGAAAAGTTCGGCCGGGCTGGTGGGGTCGGTGCTCTGGTAGATGCAGCCAACGGGATGGTCGGCCAGCTTTTGCGCGGTCAACAGCGTGTCCGTCTCGCTCTTGCTGTAAAAAATCACGTTGCCGTCCTCGTCGAGAATGACATCCTTGTTCGCTTTTTTGTCAAGCGCGTCACAGGTGGCCTTTGCATCCGCCGGTGCGTTCTCAATGCTCAGGGTCTTATCAGTCCCTGCCTTGGCCCCGGCTTCATCAGAGTGCTTCTTGGCAGCTTCCTCATGTTTGGCCGCGTTGCTCTCCGACGTCGCCGCCGCCGTTTTGGACTCTTCCGCCGCGTTGGCCGATCCGGCTGCCTCCGTAGCACTTCCCGCCGCGGCGCTCTGGCTCTGGGCGGCTGCGGCGGCGGAACCGGCAGAGGCGGAGGCGCTGCCCGCGGCTTT